TCCACCGTTCGAAAATAACGAATCCAAAATCGATTTATGATAACTTAACATTGTTGCTTCAAATATGCAATGATGAAGCAGACATCACAAAACAGCCAAAGGTTTTACATGCATTATAAACAAGGAATATGTGAGAAATGAAAATTTACAAGCAATTATCTTTTATTGAAACATTTGATGGTGAGATCATTGCATTAACAGAAGATTATTGAGAAATCATCGAAGAATTAAACAACGATAAATCAAAATTTATCAACCTTTGAAGCCAATTACTCGCAAAGAGTTGCATTAAAAGAGTTTTCACAAAAGAAGTTGATGAAATCGATAATGCAATATTGCAGATTGCAGATAAAAATTTGAGAGTAAGAGTGCAGAAAGAAGTTGAAGAAAGGAGAAAGAGTTGAACAAGATTGAATATGGAAATTTACAAAAACATTTTAGATCGTTTATCAAAATAAACATGGCAATAGAAGATTCACAAAAATTCAAGAAGTTCTTAATTGCTTTCGGTGTGAAAGGTATTGAAGAATACAGAACATTCACAGATGAGCAAAAGAGAATTTGCATAAAAGAATATTTAAAAACTTTTAGAAAATAACAACACACAAAAATGGCAGAAATGACAGAATTAAAAGATAAAGCAATCGATATCAAATGAAAGAAATATGTTCTGGTAAGTGATAGAGTGATATATTTCAATGAAAACTACCCAAATTGATGTATTCAAACAGAAAGATTTCTGGAATGAGATATGGAGATATTCAAGGCAACAGTAATTCCAGATATTGAGAAACCAGAAAGATATTTCACATGATATTCACAAGCAAAACGAGTTAAAGAATTAGATCCAAAGAAGAAAATGGATGTGAATTTAACAAGTGCATTGGAGAATGCAGAAACATCAGCAGTTTGAAGAGCATTGGCATTTATGTGAATTGGAGTAATTGATTCAATCGCAAGTGCTGATGAAATAAAGAAAGCAGAAAACGAAGAGAAAAGGCAAGAAAAAAAGAAAGAAGATGTTAAATGGTTCAATAAAGAAGAATTGGAAAGATTGCAAGGTAATACAGAATATTTGAAGAAATTCGCAACATCTGATGATTTAATAACAGATATTTCAAAGTATTATTCAATCAGCAAGGAAATGAAGTTAAAGATTGCAGATGCACGAGCAAATGTCCCAGAAGATAAATAATTTACATCGTAAAAACAAGGAAGATGCCAACAGAAAGAGAAATAATTATGTGAGTTCAAGAACCACAAAAAGAAGTTGAATTTGATGTTGATGATATTCTCAAACCATATCAAAAGAATGATGAAGTAATCAACCAAATGATTCAAAAGCATGAATGATTCAAGAAAAAGTGATTTCAATTAACAGATTCAGATTTATTTGATTGGCTTGCATTATCAGAAGATATGGAATGCAAAGCAATTGAATTAATGAGTTTATATGAAGAAGAGAAAGCTGAAAACGATGTTCTTAAATGAGAAAGAATGATTGAATTGAAATCACAGCTTGATGATAAGTGAAAGAAGATTCATACAGATTCAACAGCTGATGCAAATATCAGAAAAGAATTCCAACAAAGAGATAATGAAATCTCAATCAGCAAATTACAAGCGAAAGAATTATTCGCAAAATCAAGCAAGGTTGAGCAATACATAAACATTGTAAAAATCCACATGAAAAAAGATTACACCGTTTAGATTTTAACCACACTCGCATGATAACATATACAAAAGATAAGATTATCGCAGATAATCAAGAATGAATAACAAAATCAGTAAATATTGATGAATTGCTTTGAGCTGTAAAAGGTAAGAGTTGGCTCATGGCAAGAATGATGATTACATCATTATTAATTAAAAAACTCGAAATTGATCCAAAGCAAGCATTCACAGTTGCAAGCAGTATGAAAGATGATTTCGAAACCTTTTATTCTTTACAATAATACATGACAAAAACACAAACAATTTACACTATATTATTTGGAGTAATTATTACTTTATTGGCATACATTATGGTTATTCAACCAAAGGTAAATGCACAAAACGAAATATTAGAGATTCAACAAGAATTACAACAGCTCGAAATATTAGAGCAAGAAGCAAAAGACAGATGGCATATTGCAGAACAAAGCAAAGCAGAATGCATCGAATCATGGAATAAACAGCAAGAAAAAGAAAACAAACATGCAGAAGATATCAGAACACAGATAGCAGAATTGGAAGAAAAATTGGGTTTAATAATGAGCAGACAAGCTCAATAAAAAATCAAGAATCAGAAATTGAAAAGGAATTAGTGATGCAAGCAATCGAAATAACAGATGTTTGAGATGTGCTTGTAAGAACATGAACAGAATATTATTGAGTGAAAATCACACATGATGGATTCGATTACAACGATCCAAAGCAAAAATATGTTCAATATGCATACAAGTTATGATGATTCGAATTTGTGAGAATGATTGAATGTGAAAATGGTAATTGGGATTTGTTCGCAAAATGAGATGGTGGTGATGCATATTGATTATGTCAAATGAACAAAAGATATCACAAAGATATTCCACAAGCATATTATGATGGTGTTTGGCAAGTTCAATTGGAGTATTGTTACCAAAAATGGAGATGATGAACAAAGTTCTATTGACCATCAAGGATGGTAAAATGAGTTAAGTGTTCAGATTATGTTAAAAGCAGATTTACTTTTGTAGGGTAAAAACAAAATGGAAAAATTCGCAAGCATATGTGCAATCGCAATAACAATTATGATCGTTTTATTTGTTATGCGGTTTAATCGAGAAATGAATCAACCTTTTTAACTTTATAATTAATAAAAAACCATGTTCCAACGAATCAAAAACTTCTTTTATCAAAGAAAAATTGATAAAGCTGTAAAACAAGCAGTAAATGAAACAAAACAAGAAATTAACATCGGATCAGAATTGAAAACAAAAAGATGTCCGAGATGTTGAATCGTAAAATTGCAATCAGATTTTTACAAGAACAGAAGCAAGCATGATTGATTACAAACTGAATGTAAAGATTGCAGAACAGAAATGAGCAGAAAGAAACAAGAAACACCACAGTTTATTCCGTATAGAAAAGAATTCTACGGATGATGGTTAAATGTGATGGGTAATTCTATCAGATATGAAAGAAATTGAGAAGAATTTATCATTATTGACCGCATCAGATATCAAAATTTGTGCAAACAATATTGAAAAGATATGGTTCGAGATAAAATCACACACATGATAAGATATCAGAATAAAAACAATTTATGGAATAAAGATGAAGATTTATATTACAGATTAAGGAATCGATGCCAAAAGCAACAGATTCAAGATAAAGAAAAACAAGGTTTATTTAGTTAAACGATAACCAACACTTGCAATGAAAATGATTGAATATCGAAGAGAAAATAAATGAGAAGAAAACGGTGTAACTTATAATGCATTTGTTTCAAGAATTAACAGTTGATGGAGTTGGAAAGATGCAGTTTCAGTAAAATGAAGAGAGTTACACCGTAAGCAATACGAGAAAACAAGAAAAGTTGATGAATCATGGTATTACATTGACATAAAATACAGCATTGAAGAAGCAGTTGTATTTGCAGTAATTTATGAAGATATGATCCATGAGATTGAAGAAAAATATCATGCAACGGATGAACCGCAAGAAGCATACGAGTTAATCCAAAAGAAGAAGAAACTCGAAAAAGAATATGATGTATTTTTATCTGCACAAATATAATCACCATGAATAATCAAGATACAAGAAATTACATGCAACAGATGAAACGAAGAAATGTGTTGCAGAAGAACAATAAAGAAAAACAGATGCAAGAAGAGATAATGTGTTTAAAGCAAGAAAACATGCAATTAATAAAACAGAACACATTACTTCAAGAAAGCAATAAAAAATTGCAAGAAGAAAACGATAAAATGACAGATTTATTTCATAACCGAGAATAAAGATGCCACGAAACGAATACACCGCACAGAAAATAAAATGAAACATTGTTGATTATAATGAAGATGAAGATATCGAAGTTTTAAAGCATAAACTCGAACAGAAAAGAGAAAGATTAAAAGCGATATGAGAAAAAATGGATTATATCACAAGTTATTATGATCGTTTACTCAAAGAAATTGATGATTTAGTATGTAAAATAAAAAAACATGAAAGAGAAAATTCCAGTAACTAAATATGAGCATATCATATTTCAATGACAAATAAGTGAATTAAAAAAAAGATTCTCATTGTGAGAATTTGAAGATTACAGAATCGTAAGTATGAATATTGAATGACATTGATGCATAATAATATTTGAAAGAGAATATAAAAAATTTGTTGAAACAGATATTTCATTTGTGAAATAGTTGAGTTTTTAATTAATATATTAAAGTAATGGAAGATAATCACATAGGTAGAGTAAGAGATAATGAATATGATAAAGAACAATATTATGATGAACGATACGATCAAACAGAAGAAAAGAAAGAAGAAATCAGAAATGTATTGGTAGAGCCTTGTAGAGCTTATGATTTAGAAGATAAGGAAGATTAGTTATATTTATATTATTTATAAGAAAATGATGTCATTAATATTATGAATTATTTTAATTATTATTGTGTTTTTACTCGTGCATTTATGAGTAATGTATTTACATGCAAAATACAACTTATTTAAAGATGAAGAAATCTGTGCAGTATTACATTTTGCATTTATGGTTTTTTGAGCATGAATGTTTTTAACACTAATTTTATTTCTTTCAACATTATAGATCATGGAAGAAGATAAAATATGATGTGCATGATGTATATGATGTTTGCGGTTTCTTTGAATAATATCGAGTGAAATTGCAGTAATATTATTGCTATTATGCATAATGATTTAAAATAATCAGATTTATTTATTTAATTGTAATGAAAACATTCCGACAAATATTATTAATATTCCGAACAATTGCATTAATCGTAATGATATTTGAGTGAGATATAACAAAGCAGATTTTATGTGTTGTTTGGATTATTTATTGTAAGTTAAATGTTATGGAAAAGTTTTAAACATTGAAAAATAAGATTTTGTAAAACACCTTTGAATAGTTATTATATGGTTGCATAAGTAATTACTCTTGTAGAACCTATGATTTATTCATAGGTGTTTTCAGTTATGTCAAAAAATGCCAAAAAACCAAAAAGACAAAAATTAATAAAGGAATTGGACAGTGTTTTCAGCTTGTATATCAGATTAAGAGATTCTGATTCACACTGAATTGTTACTTGCCCATTATGTTGAAAAAAGATTCCAGTAAAATTCGCACAAAACATGCATTTCATATCAAGGTGAGTTTTGAAATACAGATTTGATGAAAATAATTGTTTTGCTGGATGTATGAGATGCAATGTGATATTGAACTGAAATTATATCGAATACACATTCTTTATGATCAAGAAGTTCTGAAAAGAAAAGGTTGAAGCAATGAAGAATGATAAAGAATTATTTGAACTGAAAACACGAGAAATCGAAGAAAAAATCGCATATTATAAAGAACAGAATCAGAAATTGGAAAAGAAAAAACATTTTAAAGAGTAAAACACACACATGCACAATACTTATGCTTTAAAACACAAAGAATTATATGAACGATACCAGAAACAAGATGATCCGAAAGCAAAACGAAGTGTTTTTGCAAGCCGTGTATTAAGATATTGATACAGTAAAGAAGAATCACTTAATCCAGAAAGCATTCAAAAGGAATGAAAAAGAAAAAGATACTGAACAATAATTGAAGAAAATTGAAGAGTATGTTCAAGATGTAAAAAATTCAAAATCCGAGAAGAATTTGCAAGAACAAGAGATTGAATCAATTGAAGAACATGCAACTGTAAAGAATGCAGAAACGAAATGAAAGCAGAATACAGAAAAAGAACACAATATGCAAAAGACCATGAATACAAGAAAAATAAAAGAAATTTGAAAGAATGAGATCAGATTTATTTCCAGAATGATATTCGAGAAGTAATATGATACAAAACGAAAAAATGATATACAGTAAAATCAATTCTGAATGGAGTGTTAAAACAAATAAGCACAAGTGATAATCATTACAAACCAAATAACCACTGTGTGAGATTTAGAAAGCTATGAAGCATATTGAAAGTAAAAACAAACGAACAAATCCAAAGGGAAAAAGAATTGGAAGAAGAAAAAGCAGTAAATTTATCATTATTTGATTAACAGCATGAGCAGAATGGATGAATTAGCAGAAATGTATAGTGAAGCAATAGATAATGGATGGAAACCATTTGAAGCAAATCATATTTACCCATCTGTATTACGAATAAGTTGAATGAATAAATTTCAGATATGATATGATCCAAAGATGAAAAGAAGTTTATTCACACCATGCCCAATAGTGATAAAAGTAAGGTATTACACAAAGGAACAAATGAAAAAGATGTATGAAAAATATTTAAATAGTTAAAAACAAGGAAGATGAAAGATTGGAAGACAATTGCTTTAAACATTGAAGCAGAATACAACAAACTTGCAAAGGAATACAGCAAGATGGAAAATAAATTGTATGAGAAAAATAAAGAGATTGAAAAGTTGAATAAAACCATCGATAAGATGGAAAAGAAATTACAAAAGAAAAACAAGAAAGACATTTAATCCATAATGAAACAAGATGGCAAAGCAAAAGTATGATTGGGAAAAGATAAAGATGGAGTTCATGCTTTCTGAATATGATGAAGTTGCACCATTTATGAAACAAAGATACAACCAAGATACAACCATAAACAAGCAAGTTGCGAAGATGACAAAATGATGGTGAAAAGAAAAACAAGAATACAAACAAAAGATATACGAGAAAGCATTGAAGAAGAAATGAAATGAAACAGCGAAAGAAATATCTGATATTGCTAAAAGGTATGAAATGTTGGATGAAGAATTTATCGCATGGATGGAACAACAATTCGAAGAAGAAAAGAAAACACCAAAGAAAGGTGAAAAGAAAAGGAAGCTGTTTTCTGGTGATATATTAAACATGCGGAAGATATCAAGAACAGAAAGATGATTACCAGTAAATATCTCAAAGGTTGAACAAACAAACAAGGAAGAAAGAACATGATTAACCGATGATGAAACGGAAGCATTGAAAGAATTATTAAAAAAGTCAAGCAAGTAAAGATGAAGCGGTGTTAATGAAAGTTGCACCGAGTGGAAGAATGGAATTGCATCATATTGACAATTTATAAAAAATAAAATTAATGAAATACGAAGAAGCAGTTGAATTATTGATACACAGCAAACCATTAAGAAAAGCATATTTTTCTGAAAGGTTTTTCGATTTTTGCTCTTTTTATTTCAAAGAATACTACTCTTTCGAAACACCGCAATGTTTGAAAGAATATTACAATGCATTGCAAAGCTGAAAGAATGTGTATTTTAAATGATTCAGATGAAGTGCAAAAACAACAATCGCACAGATGTATGTGAGTTACTGCATAGCATATAAAAGCAGAAGAAACATAATGCGGTATTCACAAACAATAGATAATGCAGAAGAAAATTTAACATACATTGCCAATTCATTCATAAATGATACGGATCAATGAGAAAGATTTTGCAGAGATTATTGAAACTTGTATTACCCAGAAACAGTGAAAGTTCAATGACAAAAGAAGATAAAAAGAATCGATAAATTCGTTACTGAAAATAACTGTTACATCCGTGCAATGTCATTATGAACATCGCCGAGATGAAAGAATTACACCGCACCAGATGGAAAATTCAGACCAGATTTATTGATATTTGATGATGTTGATACAATTGCATCATGCCAAAGCAGAAAGAAGATTGATAAAAATTTTGAGTTCATGTTGAATGAAGTGTTATGATGAACAACATGAAGCACACAGATAATATTCTTATGAAATACGATATATGAAGATGGTATTGTTCCGAGATTCGAAGAACACATCAAGAATGATAAAAGCCGAGTTGTTATCAATTTACCGATATATGATGATAAAAAGCAGATTGTTTGGAATCGTTTTGTTGAAACAGATGCAGAAGCAGAAAAATTAAATAAGTGAATCCGTGAAGTTGCAAAAAGATATGTATCATTGGAAACCGAAAGAAGAAGATTGTGAAGCATATCATTCAATCAAAACTATTTGCTTATACCATACATGAATGGACAACACATCATTACAAGAGATATGATTCAACGAGGTCATAATTGCAGATGATTAAAGTTTGATTCAATAGTGATATGAGTTGATCCAGCGGTAAGTGAAAAAGAATGAAGCGATAAGTTTGCAATCTGTGTTACATGAAAGATAAAAGACAGATATTACATATTGGAAAGTGTTGGATTGGAATGAGCGGAAAAGAACATCAGCAAAGCAAGTCAGACAGTGAAAAACCTTTATGATAAATGGAATGCAAAAAGAGTTATTGTTGAAACGGTTGCATATCAGTTGGTATTAAAGACCGTGTTTCAGAATCTTTGAATGGCAGTTCAAGAACAGAAAACCATCAAAGATAAAACAACAAGATTAATGGAAAAACAAATATTATTTGAAGAACATCGTGTAATATTCGCACCATGAAATGATGATTTAATTGATGAGTTGATATCATTTCCAAATGCAGAACATGATGATCTTGTAGATAGCATG